GCGTTTCTTAACCACCAAAACATTCAAGCGCGAGGATGACGACCCTCCTGGCGAATGAGGCAATTATGACATTGATCAATGTATCGCGAGTTACAAACGCGAACATTTACCTAGACAGTGCTTCGCTGCTCGGGCGAGCGGACGAAGTGGACCTGGCATGGCCCAAGGCCAAGATGACTGATCATAAAGGTTTGGGGATGTTTGGCACGGCTGAATTTCCGGCCGGCATCGACAAGCTCGAAGCGAAGATCAAATGGTCGTCGATCTACAGCGAAGTGCTGCAGACGATGAGCATTTTCCGCTCGCATCAGTTCCAGATCCGGGCCTCAATCGAGCAGTACACTTCGCAGGGCTTGACGGCGCAGGTGCCGTTCGTCGGCTTGATGACGGCTCAATTCAAGGACGGAGGCCCACTCAGTTTCAAGCAGCACGAGCAGGTGGATTTCCCGTCTACGCTGGTGGTTTATCACTGCGAATACTACGTGAGCGGCACGCAATACCTGCTTTATGATGTGCTGGCAAACCTGTACATCGTCAACGGCACTGACCAGCTATCCCAATTCAGGGCGAACATTGGGGCAAGTTAAGCTTATGGCGATAGGGCGTGCATACTCCGACGAGTCTTTGTCAGAACTGAGCAACTGCGGCCTTCCAGTCGAAGAAGGGATACTGCCCGCACAGTTCCACGACCTGCTTCATCGTTCGGGCGAGCGGAGCGGTGAGCATCGCATGATGTTGGCATTGCTCGAAGATGCGCTGCACTGCTGGCTCGGAACGGCAAACGCCGGCATTTGCGTGCAAGTGAGGCGGGAGAGGGCGCATCGCGAGGCCGATGCGTGGATCTTCGGTAGATATTGGTCTCCGCTTTCTTTCGAGCAAGTCTGTGGCTGGCTGGACCTCAATCCCGATTATGTCCGGCGAGAACTGCTCAAGCTCGGCAAGTCAGCCGTAAGGGAGCAATCACCAGTCAGCGTTCAGCGATCAGCTAGAATTAAGAGAGCGAGAGTCTGGCTGAAAGCTGAAGGCTAAAAAATGTTCGCGATGCTCGGTGACATAATCTTCGAAGTGCTGACCTCGCCGGAGCAATTCCGGCTGGCAGGCGATTACACTTATGCCGAGCATAAGGTGGTCGAGGCGCCGCCGCTGCTCCAGTGGCTAGCGAACGACCTGCGCAAAATCTCAATGGAGTTGGGTTTTCATATCGCTTTCACCAATCCTTTGGCGCAGATGGTTCTGCTCTATACCGCGGCCGAGGCGCATCAGGCGCTGCCGCTGGTATTCGGCAACGGCGTATTCCGGGGCTTTTTTGTCATTGAATCGATTGAAGAAACGCATCAGCAGCTTGCTGATGACGGCAGTTTTATTGCCATCTCGGCGCGGCTTGAGCTGCGCGAGTGGATTTTGGGGGCGGATGCTGCTGCACTGTCAACCCCCTCTCGGTCAGCGGCGCCGCCTCCCGGCATTGTCGCCGCTCCTGCCTCTGCGGGGAGCGCCGGCAGTGCGCAGCCATTAGATTCGCAGCAGCCGGTAAGCGCGGCGAATCTGCTGCCAGTCTCCGCGATTGTGCAGTTGAGTAATCTGGGAGTACCTCCGGGGGTGACGTACAGCCGCGCGACATATTCAGAGCCGGGAGTCAGCGCGTTCGTAGGCGCAGGCCCTGTGGCAGCGACGCCGGGCAATCCGGACAGCGTGCCGCCGTCGGAAATTGTGAGGGCTGCATAAGTGGCTAATCAGTTCATTGTAATTACGACGGTGGCCGGCCAGCGCTGGGACCAGCTCGCCTATCAGTATTACGGCGATGCGACTTTGTTCGGGCCGATTATACAGACGAATCCGCAGATACCGATTGAGCCGGTATTTGAAGCCGGACTGACGATTGGAATCCCGATTCTGGTGCAGAATCAGGCGGTGGGCACTCCGACGGACCTGCCGCCGTGGCGCAGGAAATCATAGGAGTTTGTATGGCAGCAGGAATACTTGCAGCAATCACAATCGCGTTTCAGCTTTTCTCGGCAGCGGAGCCGTTGCTCTCGCTGCTGATTCAGTACCTCGTCAAGTATTACGCGCAGCATGCGAAAGCGCTGTGGGCTGACAGTGCCGACCAAAATATGGCGGTGGCGCTTGAGGCTGCGAATCGAATCGTCTTGCAGGTAACAAACGATCCGGTGACCGCCAAAGCATGGGTGGGTCAGATGTACGCCACCTATGATCAGCTCGAAGCGAAATTCCCCGGCATCTGCCAGTCAATCATGGCGCGGCACATTCTGATGGCTGACGTGCCGGGCACCTCGCATGGCATGGCGGCCAAGCTGGTCGAGGGCGCGCATGCGCAAGTAACGATGATGGCGGTAGAGGCGGCCAAGGCATAAGTGGCGGCAGCGCTGATATATCCGGTCCGTTCGCCTTCGTGGCTGCTGAGCTATGCGGGAGTGAATATCACTGCGGATATATCCTCGATGATGACCGAGTTCACTTATAGCGATAAGGACGAGGAGTTCAGCGACGAGCTGCAGGTGACTCTCGCCGATCGCGCGCGCCAATGGCAGGGGCCGTGGCTCCCGACGCGCGGCGATACCGTCACGGCGCAAATCGGCTACCAAGGTGAGCAGATGCTCGATTGCGGCAGTCTCCAGGTCGACGAGCTGGAGCTGACGGGACCGCCCGATACGTTTCACCTCAAATGCATTGCGGCTGGCGTTACGCAGTCAATCCGCACCAAGCGCAGCGCCAGCTACGAGGGCCTGACCTTACTCGACGTGGCGAATCAGGTTGCCCAACGGCAAGGGCTGACGGTGGTCAGGGCGCCGCAGAATGTTGATCTCAAGTTCAATCACATTACGCAGAAGCACGAGACCGACCTGCATTTCCTGCACCGGCTGGCGACGGCGCACAATTACGATTTCTCAATCCGCGGCAATCAGCTTATTTTTTACTCGAGAACGGCGCTGGAGCAGATGCCCAGCGTCACCACTTTACTCCGCACGCAAACCAAGAGCTTCGAGTTCAAGACCAAAACCGACCAAATCTACAAAACCGCAACGACGACCTATCAGAGTCCGGATCTAAAGGCGCTGATTGGCGCGCAGTACCAGGACACCAACGCGCCGACGGGCGACGACAACCACGTAATCACTCGAACCGAGAATCCGCAGCAGGCACAGCTCAAGGCTGACAGTGCGCTGCATCAGAAGAACAAGGACGAGACAACCGGGAGAATCGAAACAGAGGGGATGGTTCTGCTGGTGGCCGGAGTAAATATCACGATTGTTGGCTTCGGCAATTTCGACGGCACGTATCTGATTACTTCGAGCCGCCACCGGCTGGAGCGCTCCAGCGGCTATACGACCGAGATTGAGGCGCGGATGCTCACAGACGTACAGAGCATCCAGATCAATGCGACGGTAGCGGAGGCGCAGGCATTAAGTGAGCAATCTGAAATGTTCGCCGCGGCGACTCTGACAGGAGCGATGGACGGGAGCAATGCGACTTTTACCATGGCTCCGGCGCCGTTGCGCGGAGTCATGGTGTTTCTCAATGGTTTGTTGCTGACGCCGGGAGCGCAGCCAAACGGGCAATATACCTGGGCGGGATCGCAGCTCACATTTAATTTGCAGGCAATCCCGCAGCCGGATATGGCGGTGTCGGTGTTTACCTGGTGAAGCCATGAGTGAGTGGCTGGTATGGGGAAAGGGCAGACATTAATTGAGGCAACATGAGGCAGCGAACGAAAATCGCTCTATTGACTGTGGCAGCAATCGCTATGTTTGCGCTGGTCATCCGCGCGCACGCCCAGACAGCAAATGCGGTCGTGACTAATCGGCTGGGTTCCGCTGGGGCAGCAATCACGGTCGGTACGGGGGCAGCCGTCGAAATCCTCCCAGGCAACACTCAGCGTTTGCAGTATTGCACCATCTGCACTGTGCCGACAAATTGCACTTGGACCGACCCTTCGACCTCTGACCTCGGGCCGGCGGTCACTCCAACCTCGTCGGTGGGCTATCCGCTCAGCGCTAATACCAATTATTGCGAGGATGCCAGGACCTTTGGTATCGCCTCGGCCCGCGCTCGAATGGATTGCATCTCGACTAGCGGCAGCGGTTCGTGCATGACGAGGGAAGAGCAGTGAAGAGAGCAGCGGCGATATTCCTTCTTGGCCTGATCTCTGTCTGGGCAGTACGAGTCAACGCTTGGGGGCCGCGCGGCAGTGTAAGTTCCAGTGACCCGGTTGCTGCACAAACCCTGCTTTCTTCGGTTGGCGCGGTGAGCGGTTCCCAGGGAACCGATATCGCGATTGGCTCCGGTGCGGGGTTGAATACAACGCCGGGAGACAACGGCAATATCAATATCGGTACAAATGCCGGACAGATGCTGACGACCGGAACGGAGGATGTCGCAATTGGTCGTAGCGCATTTGCTGCTCAAACCAGCGGCGGTGGGAACGTCATCCTCGGCTACCAGGCAGCCTTAACCGGCACGACCTTGGGATCGAGCGTCATAATTGGTGCAAACGCTGGACAGAACACCACAACCGCCAGTGGCAATGTTTTTATCGGCAGCGCGGCGGGCGTCTATAACAGCGGCGCAACCTTTGATGACGTGGCGCTTGGACTCGACGCCTTTGAATACGCCAGCACCGGTAACGGCAACACCGCTCTTGGCGCTTCCTCGATGTGGTATTCGCAGGGCAACGTCACCAAGAATGTCGCCGTAGGCGAGCATTCACAGATCCAAAACAATGGCAATTATAACTCCTGTGTTGGTGAGGGCTGCCTTTACTCAACTACCAACTCATCAAATAACATCGCCTTAGGGCATCTGGCTGACTACCTGACGCCGCCCGAAAGCCCAGCGCTGGGCCTCGCGCTGGCCGCCGGCAGCGGGCTGAGTGTGGGCGCTTATGCTTACAAAATCGGCTTTATCCTGGGCGGAGTCGATTCCGCGCTCGATCCGATTGCAGGCGGCAATCTCGTCACGACCACGACAGGGAATCAGCAAGTCTCGATTACTAACATCCCCACCTATTCGGGTCCGCTTACCTGCACAGGGCGCATCGTGGCAAGAACCAAAGTTGGCGCAACTCCCGGTCATGCCAATTCCGCCTATTACGTGGTCGCTACCATCAACGACAACTCTACCACCATTTACACGGACTCAACGCCTGACAGCTCGCTTGTTACTAAATATCAAGACCCGCAAGGGTCTATCGTCCTTCAGGAAAATGACGGCCTCTATGCCGCCACTGCGTACAAAGGCGGGCAACTCGTCATCGGCTCCCAAACTCATCCGATTACCGAAGCGTGGCTGGGGCAGGGGGTTTATGGCGCCAGCGGCACCCCGCCATCTGATGTGTTGTTTTCCGCCTCGGGCGGACAGGGAACGAACATCGCGGGCGCCAACCTGATTCTGGCAGGCGGCCCGGGGACCGGCTCAGCAGCAAGCGGGTCAGTGAAGATTCAGACCGCAGCAGCCGGAAGTTCCGGCAGCACGTGGAACGCTGAATCCACGGTCGCCACCTTTGGCCCAATCCGATTAGCGATGGCTGAGCCGCTTCAGCTCGGCAATCTGACTTATAATCAGTTGCCGTCTTCTCCGGTCACCGGCGATAAAGCGGTAGTGACGGATAGCAACTCAGGCTGCGTCGCAAGCACCGCCGTCAGCGCCGGGAGCGGTTCAACCAAGTGCCCGGTCACATATATTTCGGGAGCGGGATGGATGCCCGCCGAAGGCGCTGCCAGCTCAGCAGCCGGCGGGGTCACTTCGGTGACTGCCAGCGCTCCGCTGGCTTCCAGCGGGGGGACCACACCCAACATCACATTCGCCGGACCGCCATTGGCAACTTCGCTCGGCGGCTCTGGCAAGGGCACCCAAATTGGCACGCCAGCCGCACCCTCAATCGTAAGCGGGTTTACCGGAGGCACTACTGACTATTACTTCTGTGAAGCCGAAGATGGAAACGGCAATCATACGCTGGCCTCGGCCGGGACCGGAACTACCGGCACCACCGGTACCATGTCCTGCGGCGGGCAGACTGGGGCGTTACAATACGACCTGCTGCGGACAACGACCACAACTCCACCAGTCGGCACGACCACTCTGCTGGTTGGCTCCTGTACGACGACTTCCGGCGTATCGTGCAACGTCGCGGACGCAGGGAATACGCTAACGACTTTTGCTTCTCCAAGCTCGATAGATCAGACCGGTGCGATGGGCTGGACTTTCGGCTCTAACCAGGGGGCTAACTGGACGGCATCATCCGCGCAAATCACAGTTATTGGAGACATCATCACTGCACGCTCGGTAACATTCGATCACTTCACGATCAGCGTGCGGACGGTTGACGGTTCTCACGATAACGATGTTTGTCTCTACAACGCGGCGGGCGGTCTTGTCGCTAACATCGGGCCATCACAGTCAGGCTGGCAGAACAGCGCCACAATTCAGAGGATTGCAACCTTACAAGGGAAGCAAACAATTCCAGGTGGTCTGTACTACATTGCGCTGGATGCCTCGTCCAGCACAGCGTTGAAAATTGAAGGGAATGGCGTCACCGGCGGGCAACCTCATCCTTCCTGCAATACTTCAGTGCTGGCGTCCGGCGCGACCGGGACTTGTCCGGCTACTATTGCCGTTCCTGCCACCTCTGCATCATGGGCCTCATGCAGCGATTTTCTGGGATTAAACTGATGAAACGAAAATTATTTGGGGTGGTTCTATCAACTTTGATAGCCACGCCGGTATTTGCGCAGCAAGCACCACCCTCGCTCAGCCGGGTCCTTGTTGCGAAGATGCAGAGCCAAATCGGCAGCATGGCGGTGACTATTCTGACCTTGCAGGCCCAGCTTGAACAGGCCCAGCAGGAAAACGCGGCGCTGCGGACGGCCAACTCGAAGTGTGAGCAGAGTCACCCAAGGCAAGTTCCAAAGGAAACCCGCAAATGAAAAACAGGCTGCATGGCAGCAAGGGGGAGATAAAAAATATGGTTCGAGCACATCCCAAAACAGCACGAGCCGCCGCTTTCTTTGCTGCCATGCTTTTTCTATGCACCGGGCGTGCCTTCGCAGTGTGTACATCCCATGGTTCTGCCACTTCGTCTTCATCCGCTGTGGTTGGCAGCAACGATATCGCTGGTATCGAAGGGCGACATTATTTCCTGTTGCAGAATACCGGCACGTCGAATGCCATGAACGTGGCGATCGGCTCGAACAATGCGGCCACCTCCAGCGATATGTACCTGGGGCCGGGCGCAAGCTGGGTAATGACGCAGCAGAATCTAAAAATGGTGCCTGGCGGCGACGTGGCCGTAATTAGCGCGAGCGGCACAACCTGGTCTTTTTGTGATTTCTAGTCGGCAAGGAGCCAAATATGTCAATTACACCTAACAATTTACCAACCAACCTCACCATCGCGGCGAATCTCATCCAGTGGATGATGGACAACAAAACGCCCTTCCCTGCTGACATGCCGCTTCAGCCAGGCGACACCAATATGGCGAATGATGTGGTTAGCAATGGTTTCGATTGGGACATTGACCCGCACTTCATTGACATGCCTGGGCAGGACTGGCGAAACTCGACTTCAAGCGCCTGGCCCAACCCCAGTCAGTTGATCGGCATTCATGTGATTGGCGGAACTGTGGTCGGTATGGAGTTCCTACTGCTCGAAGGTGTGCAGTGGAGCGCCATCACCGCCGCGATTAACGCGGATAATTACCTGGTGCTGGATACGCTCTATCCAAATCCGGCCGGTATGTGGGCTGACATGGTTGCGGCGGCTCACCAAGTATCTGCGCAGCTCGCACCGACCAACACCCCGTTTCGCGCCGATTTC